CACATGATCGAGATCGGATACACCGAGAACCAGATCAATGAAAGCGGCTATCCGGAACCCACGGATGTAGTGGTATGCCGCGTATGGGCCGCTGTGACGGACGCCGGAAACCAGCATTACCGTGCGGCTGACGTTATGAACACCGAGGCCGTCATCAACTTCACCATCCGGTACCGGGAGGACATCAAGCCCGGCATGTGGGTGCGCTTTCAGGGAGATAAATGGAACATCTCAACTCTGGGTGAGTATAGCTTCAAGCGCACCTATCTGGGCCTGAAGGCTTCCATTGCCAAGGGGGTGAGCGGATGAAGCAGGTCAATGCGGCGCTGGCCGACATTGGTATTCCCGTTTTCGCCGGGGTCTGGCGGGCTACATCGCCCAACCAGAATCCGCCCGTGCAGTACTGTGTCTATTCCACGACCACCACGGAAGCCAGCCATCATGACGATCATGTGACCAGCCTGCGCACCTATGTGTACCTGAACCTGTGGAGCGACATCGACCCGACCGACATGGCGGAGATGATCCGAAGGGCTATGTATTCTTACGGCTTCATCATGCTGGAGGAATCCGATAAAGGTTACAACCAACCCGCGTATGACACGGCTACCCGGCAGTACACGATTCAATGGACATGGGTCTGGAGGGAGGATGCTGAGTATGGCAATTGAACTCCGGGGCTTTGATGATCTCCAGAACGATATGGTGAACATGGCCTATGCGCTGGATCAGGGGCCTGGCGTGAACCGCGCCTTGAAAGCGGGCGCTGTGCCTATTGAGGAACAGATGCTCCACAACGCCAGCACTGACCCGAAGATCATCACGGATGCCCTGCACTCATCCATCCATACGGGCAAGGTCAAACAGAAGCGTGGAGGCGGCAAGCAGATTACCATCGGTGTCCACCACTCAGAGAACGGCGCGTACTACGCCAACCCTGTGGAGTTTGGACACGGCGGGCCTGCTCCGGCCCCCGCGCATCCTTTTGTGCGGCCTGCCTTCGACACCCGGGCCGATGAGGCCTTTTCCGAAATCAAGCGCGTCCTGCGGGACGAGCTCAAGAACCGATGAATTGGAGGTAAAACATTATGGCTAATACTCCTGCCGCTTCTCCGACCGTATCTTCTACGGTTGGTCTGAAGAACATGGTGATCGCCCCTCTGGAGGTCGACACCGAGGAAACCCTGACCTATGGTGATCTGCAGCTGGTGGCTGGCGCGATTGAAGCCAGCATCACCCCGGAGAACGCCGACCCGGACATCCAGTACGCCGACGACATCGAATTCGATGTGCTGTATCCTGATCCTGAACTCACCTTCACCACGAAGATGGCGGATATTCCGCTGGCTATCCAGGAACAGATCTTCGGCAACAGGATTGATGACAACGGTGTCCTGATCCGCTCTTCCACGGACAAGCCCCCGTACTTCGCCGTGGGCTTCAAGAGCGAAAAGTCCAACCACAAGTTCCGCTATGTGTGGCTGTACAAGGTGCGGGCCAAGCCCCTGACCGAGAACTACGCCACCAAGGAGGGCACCACGATCACCCGTCAGACGGGCGACGTGGAATGGACTGCCATCAAGCGCACCAACGACGGGCGCTACCAGGCGGTTGCCGATGAGGGCGAGAACGGCTTCACGGCTGAGAAGGGCGAAACCTTCCTGCAGTCTGTGTATACGCCCGTGATCACGCCCGCCCCGTAACCATCATCCCGCTGCCGCACGGCCATGATGCTGTGCGGCAGCTACTTATGAAGTTTTGGAGGTATGAATATGATCACCTGTACGCTTGGTGAAAAGAAATACACTGTGGACTTCGTTTCCGGCAGGGCCCTGCGCGAAATGGAGCCGGCTTCCAAAATGTACGGCAGGCTGGTCCGCCTGTCCCAGGACGCGACTGAGGGCAAGGATGTCTCCCAGGAACAGCTGACCGTGACCGATGCACTGGACACCATGGTGAAGTGGTTCTGCATCCTGTTCAATAACCAGTTCACGCCGGATGAGGTCTACGATAACTATCCCGCTGACCGCCTGATGCATGACATCGCGCTGGCGCTGATGGCCACCCAGACCCAGACTACGGAGGTGCTGGACACTTTCCCTACGATTCCGGCGGTGCAGGAAGCGGAGCAGATTCTGGCGGAGGCGGAGAACCCGGCAGTGACGATCCCACAGGAAGCCTGACCCTGCCGGAATACATCTACGCCACCTATAACGAACTGATGAAGAACGGCTGGCGGATGAAGGAAATCGATGAAATGGACATGCTGGGTTTCCTGCGCCTGCGGGCATGGGACGCCCGGAGGGAGCAGGAAAAGAAAAAGCCCCGGCAGCGCTTCATTGATGAAGTCTGGCCGGGGGTGAAACCGTAAGAAAAAGACCTCCGCTCATCTGTCTAATAGACCGGAGAATTGTGGTTTAGCGTACCAAGCCTTAGGACGGATAATTCCCTATATTCCGGGCCTAATGTTGTTTGATTTAGTGAGTTCCCTGTCTATCAATGAATTTCTGACCGAGGAAATTATGAAGGGCATCCAAATCTCCATGTAAATAAGTACCTATTGCATCAGCGGATGGGAACTGATCTTTGATGATATCCGCTACAACATCCTTACCACATTGCTTTTCAATGGTTCCGAGAAAAACATAAACATAAAAATTAAGTTCTTCATCGGTTCTGATATCCCGAGCATTGAAGCATTCTCCTGCGCCACCACTGACCATATCCAATTCATCCATGCTCAGTTCCCGTCTGCCGTTCGTCTTCAGGATCTCATCGATCTTTGCCTTCATTTCCTTATCCATGGTTGCATCCTTTCCGCTGCTGTGCAGCCGTTCAAATAGGGGTGTCACTGGTTGATACGAAACGAATTGCCTGCTGGCAGTACTTTGGGAAAAAATTCTGGAAACTTGAAGGATGATTTGGTGAGCTGGAGGCTCCCTGATCGACAAAGGCACATCCGTCCCGTCCTGCGGCACACATCACGACGCAAGCCCTGCCGCCGTCTAACCCTATTATATTCAACATGTCCAAAAATGCAATGGAAAAGTAGGTGAACGTTTATGGCTGAAACCCTGCGCGAACTGGTGGTCGCACTGTCGCTGGACTCCAGCAATTTCTCGCGCAATATGCGCACCATCAACCAGCAGATCAAGGAAGCCGAGTCCACCTTCCGTCTGGCCGGAGCTGGTGTACAGAATTATGAAAAGACCATCGCGGGCACGGAAGCCAAGCTGTCCATGCTGGGTCAGAAGCTCACCCAGCAGCAGCGGGCTGTGGAGCAGTACAGCCGGGCGCTGGTAGCGGCAAACGATAAGCTGAAGGAAAACTACGACCGCCATCAGGATTACACCCAGCGGCTGGAGCAGGCCAAAGCCCGTCAGGAAGACCTGCGGTTTGAAGTGGAAGCGGCTACCGTCGCCTATGAGAATTACCGTGATTCCCTGGGCGAAACGGACTCCGCCACCATCGCCGCTAAGCAGAATCTGGAAGCCTATCAGCAGGAATACGAGGAAGCCACAGCCGAGGTTACCAAGCTGGAAGGCCAGGTCAAAGCCCTGCAGAAAACCATGCAGAACAGCGCGGACGCGGTCAGCAAGGCGCAGACCGACCTGAACAACGCCAAGGCTGCTGTGAAGGATACGGAAGCAGAGATCCGCAGGCTGACGGAACAGCTATACCGGATGCAGTCCGCATGGACGCAGGCAGGCGAAGCCCTGACAGCCATCTCCAAGAAGTGTGAGTCCATTTCCAAGGCTATGACCAAGGCCGGGAAATCCCTCACAACCCACGTCACGGCTCCCATTACGGCGCTCGGCACTGCTGCCATAAAGGCCAGCATCGATTATGAATATGCTTTTGCCAATGTCCGGAAGACCGTGGATGCCACCGAAGAGGAATACGACCGCCTGTCCGACTCCGTGAAGCAAATGAGCACGGAGGTCGCCGCCTCCGCTGAGGATATCGCCGAGGTCATGTCCATCGCCGGACAGCTGGGCATTGAGAACGAACATCTGGCTGAGTTCACCCGCACCATGATCGACCTGGGCAACAGCACGAACATGGTCGCAGCCGACGCCGCCAGCGAAGCAGCCCGGTTTGCCAACATCATGGGCATGAGCCAGAACGAATTCCAGAATCTTGGCTCCACACTGGTCGACCTGGGCAATAACTACGCCACTACTGAATCGGAAATCATGTCCATGTCTCTGCGTCTCGCTGGCGCGGGCAAGCAGGTCGGTCTTTCGGAAGCACAGATCCTGGGCTTTGCTGCCGCCCTGTCCTCTGTCGGCATCGAGTCACAGATGGGCGGTTCCGCTTTCTCCAAAGCCCTGATCAAGATGGAAGTCGCCGCCGCGACGGGCGGTGAAGCGCTGGAAGACTTCGCCAAGGTCTCCGGCATGACGGCATCCGAGTTTAAATCCCTGTGGGAGCGGGATGCTGCTTCCGCGTTTCAGGCGTTTATCGTGGGCTTGTCCAAAATGGACGAGCAGGGTGTCAGCGCCATCAAGACCCTGGACGATATCGGGATCGCCGAGATCCGGCTCAGGGACACACTTCTGAGGGCGACCAACGCTACAGAGCTTTTCAGCAAAACACAGGATACCGCCAATAAAGCCTGGGCAAAGAACACTGCTCTGACTACAGAAGCCAACAAGCGGTATGCCACCACAAAATCCCGCCTCATCAACCTGAAGAACACGGCACTCATGTTTGCCCGTCAGATCGGCGACGACCTGAATCCGACGATTCAGCAGATCATCGACAAAGCCGGGGAGCTTCTGCAGAAGTTCCTGTCCCTGGACGCGACACAGCGGCAGTCCATTGTGAAGTGGGCTGCATTTGCAGCCGCTGTCGGCCCGGTCGTATTGGTGCTCGGAAAGGTGGTCGGCGCGGTCGGCACCGTGACGGGCGCTATGGGAAAAGCCTTCACCGCCATCGGCAAGTTCTCCGCCAAAGTCAGTATGGCAGGCGGCGGTCTGGGCGGATTCATCAAAACCCTGGCTTCCTCCAAGCTGGCCATGGCTGCGCTTGCCGCCGCGCTGGTGTACGGCGCGATCAAGCTGGTGGATTATGCATCCGGCGCGAAAGCCGCCCGTGAAGCGCTGGAAGGCATGGCGAAGACCGCCAAATCGTGGAAGGAAACGGAAGCCGAAACCTTCTACGGCAAGAGCCAGGGCCTGTCCTTCTTCGGCATGACGAAGGATGACTTCACCCGCGCTGTCGGCAACTCCAAGGAATGGATGAACGGCTTGCTGGCCGTGTGGTCGGACGGCAAAAAGGAAACCAATGAGATCGTCACTGAATGGACGGATTCCTTCAAGAGCCTGACCGCCAGTACCCGTGATGAATTGAATTCCCTGAAGCAGACCGCCGATCAGGCCGGGTACGCTTCCGTCTCCGCGCAGCTGCAGGCGGATATCGATACGCTGGACGCCATGGACGCGGAGATCGCGAAACTCCTGAAGAAGCGCCAGAACAAGAACCTGACAGAAAAGGACAAAATCAGACTTCAGGAGCTCATCGACACCCGCGAGGCCATTGAGGTCAAATACCATCTCACCGCTGCCGATACGGACGGCTTCGACACGATCCGGAACAAGGTGGAAGCGGAGGTGGCCCGCGCTGAAGCCCGTGGGCAGGAAGTCAGCGCCACGGTGTATGAAAACGCTATGGTCGCCGCCGCCGAGGGTATGTCCGCTGTCAACTCTTCGCTCGATGCGCAGTACGATAAAGAATACGCCCTGATCCAGCTGATTGAGAACAGCACCGAGCGGCAGCAGGCTATGGATGCGCTGAATGTCAAATACAATAATGACCGCCGGGCTGCTGCCATGGAGTACGCCCAACTGATGGCTGATGTGGTGATGCCCGTCTGGCAGCAGGACGATATCCAGACCGCAAAAACACAGGTCGGAGACCTGATGCAGCTGCTGCGGCAGTACAGCGCAGCCACCACGGACGCGGAGAAGAAGTCCTTCCTCCCGCAGCTGAACCAGCTGACCGCCAGCATGGATGAAGGAGCGCTGACGGAATATGTCGGTCTGCTGACCCAGATCCAGTCCCTGCTGGACAGCGGGATGTCGGAATCCGAGGTACAGGCTATGTTCCCGGAGATCGATTTTTCCTCTGCGCTGGAGCAGCTGGCAGCGATCCAGACCTACCTGAACGACAACAAATGGGACACCAACCTGACCAGCCTGAACGAGATGTTCGGCGAGGCTGTCGGTGAGGAAGTCCTGAAAATCGCCACCGACCTGGATATGACCGGGGCCATGGCCCGCTGGCAGGAATGGGCCAGCAATCCGGGAGCCATCACGACGGATGCCGTGATCCAGGGATATACGGAAGCGGAAAATGCCACGAAGCAGCAGCCTCTGGTGGATGCCTTTGTGGCAAAGTACACCGAGAAGCCGGAAGGCGCAGACAAGAGCCAGCTGACCCCGGCTGGGCTTGTGGCCTATGTGCAGACCTATGCTGAAGCCACCACAGGCGCAGATGTGTCCGGGCTGAATCCCACCAACGTCACCGCCATGGTCAGCGCCTACAAGGAACTGGCATCCGGCACGGATGTGACCCAGCTGACGCCCAGCCAGATCACGGCCTATGTATTCAAGTATCTGGAAGAGCACGAGGTGGATACATCCGGCCTGACCCCTGAAGGCGTGACGGCTTTCGTCATGGCCTATGAGGAAGTCACAGGCGGCGCTTCCACTGCTGCCCTGAAGCCGTCCGACGTCGTGGGCCTGATCACCCGGTACGCTGAAGCCGAAAACGTGGATGTGTCCGCGCTTTCCTCCGCGCAGGTGGAAGGCATCGTCACCAAGTTCGCCGAGGCGACCGGGTGCGACAAGTCCGAACTCCTGCGGGAGTTTACCGCCTACATCACGGAATACAGGGAAGCGGCGGGCGTAAAGAAGCCCGCCCTGAACCTGCAGGTCGGCCTGTCCGGTTATGACCTGCTGGCCTACCGCCGCTGGCTCAAGAACAACAAGGTTGAAGTGGAAGGCATCGTCCGGCTGTCGGAAGTCTATGAAGACCCGTCCTCCGCTCTCGGCGACTCCGGGGTGAAATACTGGAAGGACGGACAGGAGATTCCGGTTACCGCCGTCACCTCCGACATGCTGAAACCGGACGATGTGGCCATCCTCGACAAGGACGGCACCATGCACATCCTGATCACCACCGAGGTGACGGGCGCTCCGGAAGCCATCGCAGAGATGCGGGAACAGGTGGCCGAGGTGGATCAGCTGGGCATGACCGCGCTGGGTACCGCCCTGACGGGCATCATGCCCATGTCCCTGATGGACTACATTAAATCCGCTGAGAAGCGCATCGCCGATGCCAAGGGTTCTCTGGATCAGTGGTGGAACTTCATCTATGGCGGCAACGAAGGCATCATGCGGACGCTGGATCAGTCCATGCAGTATGACTTCGATGCCGAAAACGTCGCCCAGCTTTCCACCTATGTGGCCGAGGTCGTGAAGGCCATCCAGAACGGCGAGGCGGTTTCTCAGGAAGACATGGACAACCTGAAGGCCATCCTGCAGTTCGTGCAGGACTTGGATTCCGTTGGCGTCGGTCAGAATGTGACCGCTGGCATTGCGGAAGGCATGACGGAAGCGGGCTGGGACACCAGCGCCGAGACACTGGCCACAAATCTGGAAACGGCCATCAACAACGCGTTGATCATCAACAGCCCGTCCGAGCGCATGAAGCCCGCAGGCGAATATGTCGCAGCCGGGGTCGGCGCGGGTATGGGAGAATATGACTTCTCCACGGATGCCGCCACTCTGGCAGGCAATCTGGAGAGCGCTCTTTCCGCTGCCCTTACGGGTGAATCCCTTGCGCCTTCCGGCAATACGGCCATGGCCGGGCTGGCAGGCGCTCTGTCCTCCTATGACATGAGCGGCACGGGAAGTACCATTTCCGGCAATGTGAAATCGGCGCTGTCCGGCAGTCTGACGGCTGTGAGCCTGAAATCCATCGGCACCAACGCCATGGCGGGCCTGAAGGCTGGCATCAACGCGGGGCGATCCGGTGTGGTCAGCGCCATGCAGTCCGCCGCCCGTGCTGCCGTGAACGCAGCCAAAAAGGAACTGAAGATCGCGTCCCCGTCAAAGGTATTCCGGGATGAGGTCGGCTCCATGACCATGAAGGGCTTTGGAGAAGGCGTCCTGAAGGAAAGCCGTGTGCAGGCCCGCATCGTGAAAAACGCTGCCCGGTACCTGACCGGGGAAGCGAAAGAAGGCGCTGTGGCCTTCGGCACCACGGACAACCGGAAAACCTACAACAGCACCTCCTCCATCAGTTTTTCCGGCAGCAATTTCTATGTCCGGGATGAGCAGGACATCCGCTCCCTTGCCATTGAGATCGCCACCCTGACCCGTCGCCAGCAGAGAGGCCGGGGCCTGCGCATGGCGTGAGGTTTAACTTGACTTTCAGGGCATTCAGAGTGAGTAATACTGCTACCCTTGAGGAAGGAGGCGGACGCCATGGGATTCATGATGCAGATCAGGCCGGAGGTGCTGAAAAAGCTCCGGGAGGATTACCCTGCCGGATGCCATGTGGAACTGGTCGAAATGTACGAGGAGCCGCGAAAGGATATGGTTCCCGGCTTGACCGGAGAAGTCATGTTCGTGGACGACGCGGGCGGCATACACATCGCCTGGTCGAACGGCTCGACACTGGCGGCGATCCACGGCATCGACGTCATCCGCAGAATCGACTGACAAGCACAACCGTCATGGGCCACCCGTCAAAAGGTGGCCTTTTGACGTCTTTGGAGGTTTCTCATGCAGGACTTTTTTCTCTGGAACGGTACCGACTGCCGCCAGTACGGCATCCATGTGACGGAGCAGCCGCCCGTGACCATTCCCGCTGAACGCAGCACACAGACCAATGTGCCCGGCAGGCCGGGAAGCCTGACGCAGCTGGAAGGCGACGATGTGTACGACGACCTGCTGCTGACCGCCACATGTTTCATTTCCGATCCTGCCCAGATCCCGGCTATCGCCGCATGGCTGAAAGGCAGCGGCACGGTAACCTTTGCCAACCGGACGGGCGGGTACTACAAGGCCCGGATCGCCAACCAGATCCCGTTTGAAAAGGTACTCCGGGGCAACCCGCACTGCGCTTTCTCTGTGAACTTCCGCTGCTTCCCGTTCTGGTATCAGGCGGATGCGGCGAACATTACCGTCAATACCTCCGGGACAATTGTCACCAATCCCGGCAGCGTCTATGCCGAGCCGATCCTCACGGTGTACGGTTCCGGAGACATCACGCTCATGGTCGGCACGACCATTGTGGAGCTGGAGGACATCTCCGGCAGCGTCGTCCTTGACTGCGCTCTGAAGGAAGCTTATCTGGGCACGACTCTGATGAACGACCACATGACCGGGGATTTCCCTGTGCTGAAGCCGGGAGCGAACGCCATCAGCTGGTCTGGAACGGTGACGAGAGTGGTCATCCAGCCGAACTGGCGATATCTGTAATGAACCGAGGTGATTCCCATGATCTGCGTTTATCCCGCCGACTGCACCGACTTCTCCACCAACGGCAACGGTACCCTGGCTCCACTGACGGCGACCGTGACGGAAACCCTGAACGGCGAGTATGAACTGGAACTGGTGCATCCCATCGATGAAGCCGGGAAATGGCAGCGGCTTGTGGAAGGCTGCATCCTCCGCGCTCCCGTACCCGCTGCCATGACACCCCGTGTGAACTTCTCCGCGCCGGGCGACGACAGCAGGACTGAGGTCTGGCGGGTAAACACAGATTTCTCCGGAGCGCAGACCCGGAAAGGCACACTCCGGCTCCGTTCCGGGCCGGGCACCCGGTATAAAACGCTGGCCAGCTATAAGAACGGCTCCCTCGTGCAGGTCATTGCCAAGACCAACAGCAGCTGGTATGAGGTCACCGCACCGGATGGGAAGCATGGGTACATGTCCACCACCTATCTGGTGTTGGATCATACGGAAGGCTCAGCGTCGGAAGCTGTCTCCGCTGTCGTGGAGGAACGCCAGCTGCGGGATCAGCCATTCCGCATATACCGGGTGGTGCCGGAGCTTGACAAGATCACCGTCTATGCCCGGCATGTGTTCTATGACCTGCTCGACAACATGATCCAGTCCTACAAGCCCTCATCCGCTGCGGTGGGGGCTTCCGTTGTGCAGACGGTTTCTTCCTCCTGCCTGTCGGAACATGACTTCACCTTTTATTCCGATCTGGACAGCCGGGCCGAGGATGTGGAATTCGTCAACGTCAATCCAGTGGACGCCCTGCTGGGCGAAGGCGGTGTAATCGAAAAGTACAGCGGAGAACTGACGCGGGACTGGTGGGATGTTTTCGTTGTGCGCCGGGTCGGTCAGGACAGCAACGTGCAGATCCGACAGGCGAAAAACCTGCTGGGCATCTCCTACGATATCGACCTGACAGATGTGGTCACCCGGATCATGCCGACCGGAGAGGACGCGGACGGCAACGTGCTGTACCTGCCGGAACTGTTCATCGACAGCCCTCTTATCGGCAGCTACACCCATCCGAAATGGATTCACCTTCCGGTCTCCGACGCCAAGGAAAAAACGGACGGCGACGACCAGAAGACCAAGCAGGAATGCTACACTGCCATGCGGGCTGCTGTGCAGGCGCAGTATGACGCGGGCTGCGATACGCCGACCGTCACCCTGAACGTGGACTTCATCAACTGCGCGGAGACCGAGGAGTACAGGGAATACGGCTTCCTGCAGAACATCTATCTTGGAGACGCCGTCCGGGTCATAGCTCCCCGGATCGGGGTCTGGGTATCCATGCGGATGACGCAGTACACCTACGATTGCCTAACCCGGAAATACACCAGCATGACGCTGGGCACCGTGGCGGATACGGTGGAAGGTAACGTGATAAGTGCCCGCCAGCTTCCTTCTGGAATCATCACCGGAAGCAAGCTGGCCATCAACTCCGTGGGCACCGGGCAGCTGCAGAGCGGTTCCGTCGGCTCCGTTCAGATCCAGATGGCGGCAATCGAAACCGCGCACATTCAGGACGCGGCGATTGCTTCCGCGAAGATCGCCGACGCGGCCATCGGCACAGCCAAGATTCAGGACGCCGCCGTTGTCCGGGCGAAGATCGCCGAAGGCGCAATCGGAACCGCCCAGATTGACGACGCCACCATCACCCGCGCCAAGATTGGCGACGCGGCCATCGGTACTGCGCAAATTGAGAATGGTGTCATTACTTCCGCGAAGATTGGCGCTGGGGAAATCCAGACCGCAAACATCCATGACGCTGCCATTACCACAGCGAAAATCACGGATGGCGCTATCAAAAACGCGAAGATCGGCGATGCTGAGATCAGCACGGCAAAGATTCAGGATGCCGCCATCACCAATGCCAAAATCGGAGGTGCGGCCATCGGCACGGCGAACATTCAGGATGGTGCCATTGTGCGGGCCAAAATCCTCGACGGCGAAATCGTCACCGCGAAGATCGCTGACCTGGCTGTGACCGGGGCCAAGATTGCCGACCTGGCTGTCACTACAGCGAAGATCGCACAGGCGGCAATCACCAACGCCCAGATCGCCAATGCCGCCGTCGACACGGCCCAGATCGCCCTCGGCGCGATTACTGCCGCCCTGATCGCACAGGGCGCTGTAGGTACGGCCCAGATTGCGGATGCCAGCATTACGGACGCGAAGATCGTGGAACTGACCGCGAACAAGATCACAGCGGGCACACTTTCTGTGGAGCGCCTGATCATTCGCGGTTCCGAACAGAGCCTGATCTACGCCATCAACAACATGGGCCAGCTGGTTTCTGCGGAGGTCGACACCATCGACGGTTATGTGCTGACCCAGAGAACCATCACAGCGGACAAGATCGTCACACACTCCATCACTGCCAATGAACTGGCTGCGCACACGATCACCGCCAATGAAATCCTTGCCGAGACGATCACGGGCAACGAGATCGCCGCTGCGACCATCGAGGGCAGCAACATCAAGGCCGGGACGCTGACCACCTCCCATGTGGCGGCGAACTTCGGCCAGACCCTCGACCTGTCCAGCAATACGGGCATAAACCAAACCGTACAGCAGATCTACGATGATATGGACGCAGCCATTGCCGCCGCTGGCGGAGCGGAGGTCATTGTCGGCACCCAGACTGCTGCTACCAACGCATGGACTGGCGTTGCTTCCTTCTCCGAACTGAAGGACGGCCAGACCATTCTTTACTGGCTTCCTTATGCCGGAACATCCACTGCGGCGACGCTGAATCTGACCCTGTCCGGGGGCGGCACCACAGGCGCGAAGAATGTCTACATCAACGGCACGACCCGCTGCACAACCCAGATCGCTGTCGGAAATGTGGTGCAGATGACCTACCGCGTCAACACGCCCATCAACGGCAGCGGCAGCTATACGGGCTGGTGGATCACCCGGAACCAGGACACGACCACCAACTACTATGACCGGATCAATTACAAGGCGTCCGTCACTGCGGCAGGGGCCATTCCATCTGGCAGGCTCGGTGTGTTCAACAGCGCCGGGAAGCTGATCCTGCTTTCCACCACAGCCTTTGACGTCACTAAGCCGATCCTGTATATCGGCACGGCATACACCGCTTCCGCGCTGACGCAGACCAACAACTACATCGCATGGGGCACAGCTTTCTCTCTTGCAAACACAGTATCCGGATTTTCCGGGACGGCAGGCGCGACGGTATACATCAAGGGAACCCTGAACGGCTCTATGTTCACGCCCGCTGCCGGAGTGCTGACAACGACTATGCCGACGACGGAAGACGGGTATACCTACATCCTGCTGGGCCTGATGAGCACAGCCACCAACGCCGTGCTTGCTCCGGAGCATCCCATGTTCCAGTTCAGGAACGGCAGCTTCAAGACCATCTCCCAGATTGCCTATGAGGCTTTCGTGGAAGCGGATGAAGCAAAAGACGCTGTCGACAGTCTGGAGATCGGCGGCAGGAACTATGCGCTGGCCTCCGGATCGGAGCAGACAGGCACAGCAGACCTGATCGCCCGGTATGCCCTGTCAGAGCCCATGGCGGAGGGAGACGAGTACACCATCTCGCTTTCCATCTCCATGGAAGACCTGACCCAGATCACCGTGCGCACATCGGCGGGCTATATGGTGCTGGCGACGGTCAGTCTGGACGATGTCGGCCTGCAGACAGTTAGGGCGACGTTCACTGCGCATTATGCTTCCGGCTACTCACCGGATGACAATCCGGACAACGCGGATATCCTCATCTACCGGAAACCGACCGGAGACGCTGATCCCGGCACAACCACCGTTCACTGGGTCAAGCTGGAGAAAGGCAACCGTGCAACAGACTGGACAGCTGCACCGGAGGATTCCGAGGAGGCGCTGGAAACCAAGCTGGCGTCCGTCCGGGCTCAGATCAGCACGGAAGCCGACAGCATCCGGTCGGAGGTGCAGGCCACCTACGCACTGGCCAGCGATATGACGCAGGTCAGGTCTCAGGTGGGCACACTTTCGGAGCAGTCGCAGAGCAATTTCACCTGGGCCGTGACACGCATCAACCAGATGCAGCAGGATATGGAATCCGCGCAGGAAGCGACGGAAGAACAGCTGGCCGTCTTCCGCACCTACATGTCCTTTGATGAAAACGGTCTGGTGATCGGCAAAACCGGGAACCCGTTCACTTTCCGGGTGGTTAACGACCGTCTGGCTTTCTACATGAACGACACCGAGGTGGCGTACCTGAGCAACAACAAGCTGTACGTCACTCAGGCCGAGATTCTGACCAAGCTCATCATCGGACACTTTGCCTTTGAGCCGCAGACCAACGGCAATCTCTCCCTGATCTACAACGGCTGACGCCGGGAAAGGAGCAATCATGGCGACAACAGTATCCTATGCCGCGACCATGTGCACGAGGAAAACAAATTCTTCCTCGAACGCCAAGAGCAGCGCGGCCTGTCAGGAATTCTACGATTCCAGCTACAACTATGTCGGTATCATCTGCTTCTCCGGCATGAATCTGGCGAACAAGGTCATCACCAGCATCTGGCTGGACATCGACGCAGCATCCGCTGGCTACGGCGCTGGCAGCACCAAAACCGTATTCATGCGGGAGGCGAATTACCAGAACAGCATCCAGTCCGGGATTACAGGTTACGGATACACGGGAGACGCGCTGGGTACCTTCGACGGTTCATTCTACGGGAACTACACCAGCTACTACCTGACGGGCACGCTGTTCTCCAACATGGCGGCATACATTGCTGCCGGGAACAACACGTTCACCATCTACAACCCGAATCCGTCAGCATCCAGCCATGGATATTCCTACAACTACCTGCAATGGCAGAGTGTGGTGATCACGATCACCTACGAGGAACCCGTCAGCCAGCCGACGGTTTCTTCTTCCTCCGTGAATATGGGCAGTGCGGTGACGATCTACACCAACCGCCAAAGCACAGCCACGACGCACACCATCTCTTACTGGTTCGGCAACACCAGCGGCGCGATTGCGACGAACGTCGGAGCGTCCGTCTCATGGACGCCGCCTTTATCGCTGGCCAGCCAGATTCCCAGCGCCACCAGCGGCATCTGCACCATCACCTGCAACAGCTATGTCAACGGCACGCTGACGGGCACACGCACATGCACGCTGACGCTGAATGTACCTGCGTCGGTCGTCCCCAGCATCTCTTCGGTGACCATTGAGGACACCAACACGACGGTCGCGGAAAGAATACAGGCGTATGTGAAATCCCTGAGCACACTTTCCGTGGCCATCACGGCGGCGGGCGTCTATGGGAGCACCATTTCTTCCTACCGCACATCGCTGGACGGCGTGACCTATACCGCCGCGTCTTTCACGGCATCGAAGAGGCTGTCCGCCGCCGGAAGCATGACGATCACCGTCACGGTCACCGACAGCCGGGGCCGGACGGCGACGTACACGACGACCATCACGGTGCTGGATTACGCCGTACCGTCCATCCGGCAGTTTTCCGCAGAGCGCTGCAATTCGGATGGCTCAGCGGCACAGTTGGACGGCACCAAGGTGCGGTACAGCTTTCAGGGAAGCGTCACCGCGCTGAACAACCGGAACGGCCTGTCCTGCGTGGTGTACTACAAACTGAAAAGCGCCTCGGCATGGACGACCGCCGAGCAGATGGCCATCACCAGCTACAATCTGAGCGCGGTGAACAAGCTGCTGACCCAGACCTTCGACGCGCTGAACAGCTACGACCTGAAGGTGCGCCTGACGGATTATTTCTACTATGTGGAGCAGTCCGTCAGCATCGGCACCAAGGGCGTGATTCTGGACTTCCTCGCGGACGGCACCGGGGTCGGCATCGGCAAGGTAGCCGAGTCCTCCGGGTACATCGAATGCGGATGGCCGCTGAAGCTCTCATCTCCTTTGGCCATCGCCTATGGCGGGACAGGCGCGACTTCTGCGGCTGCGGCCATCGCTGCGCTGGGCGGAGTGAAGAAAACCGGGGACACGATGACGGGAAGCCTGACCATCTCCGGGTATCTGTATCCCTCCGTATACCTGACGCCGACCTACAACGACACCACCAACCGGACGGTGTTCGAGGGAAGCTACGCCGGGGCGTCTTCCTTCGCTTCATGGGAGGACGCCACAGGCAACAACCGCCGCATGCTTGAGGTCAGGACAAAAGCCTACCAGAACAGCCTCGACTGGGCCGTGCTGCTCCGTGTCTGCGACGCGGGCACATGGTCGAACTACCGGGTTTTCCATTCCGGCATGCCCAGCGGAGTGCCTGTCGCCAACGGCGGCACAGGCGCAACGGACGCAGCTACAGCGAGATCGAATCTGGGCGCTAACAACGCGGGCAACCTGAACACGGGCACACTTCCGGCGGCGAGACTGCCGTTCAAGTACGCATATGGCTCCGGCAATGTGGCGGGCAACAGCGCCCTGTCCATTGATTACTCATCCGCAGGCTTTACATCCGTTCCGAAAGTGGTGGCCAGTTACTCCACCACCGGAAGCAACTGGTCTGGCGACAACGGCGCTCTGAAGATTTACAGCAAGACGACGACTGGCGCGATCATCATCGTGGGCGGCAGCTTCAATACCAGCCGCGCCATCGACTGGATCGCCTTCGGGACATGACCATGAAACAGCATCACTCACGGGACAGGCCCGCTCTCATCTGGGAGCGGGTTTTTCCATATTACGAACAGAAACGGAGGTATTCTCATGCGTGACTTTTCTATTGACCTGATCTGGACAAAGATCCAGATCGCGGTATCGGCCATCGGCGGATGGCTGGGCTACTTCCTCGGCGGCATGGACGGCATGCTGATCGCGCTCATTGTGCTGATGTCCCTCGACTACATCAGCGGGGTCATGTGCGCCATCATCGACAAGAAGCTGTCCTCGGCGGTCGGCTTCAGGGGCGTCTGCAAGAAGGTGTTTATCCTGATGCTGGTGGGCGTGGCGCACATCATCGATCTGCATGTGGTCGGCACGGGCAGCGCCCTGCGCGGGGTCGTGATCTGCTTCTACATGAGCAATGAGGGCCTGAGCCTGCTGGAGAACGCGGCCCACGTCGGCCTGCCCATCCCGG